CTACGGGATCGTCAAAGTTCTCTTCAATAAACTGCTTAACCTTCCTTAGTTTGGTGTTGTAGTTTTCCATAGCGTTTGCCTAGGTATTCGATTGAAAGAAACATCTCATCAAAGTGACCGTCGTTAACTTCGTTGAGAACTACAAGGCCGCGCCAATGTTTGTTGGATAGCTGGTCCATGTAGCTCTCGTCGTGAAGATAATAACTGCCAGCAATGATGGAGCAGATTGGTTTACCATCTGCCCGCTTCCCGTATGCTACTTGCTTTCCTTGCTGATGACCAGCAATGCAAGACATGTGGAGCTTACTAATAATAGCGGCAGCAGTACCAGCGGGCCGACCCATAGCTCCAACAGGCCAATAATGGTTGAAACCGACACCATTGATAAAAACAGGGTGAAGGAATGGATGTACTTCCCAATCTCGTTCATAGCATAAGTCCTTAGTTGAGATTAAACCCTCTAGTGTAGGGTTGTTGTTGATGGCACGATCAATGCGGTTCTCGTGGTTACCAAGCAGCATAATCATGCGGGGCTTGTACACCTTTTCCTTGTTCTTCTTCTGCTTATCCTGCAACTCTCTGAGGGGTGCGAGAAGCTTCTGCATAGCGGCTTTCACCACATCTACATCTTTCTTGTATCGCAGTCCTTCAAAGTATTTGCTTCCTTTAACATCGTGAGTAGAGAGGCTTGGCATATCTGCAAAGTCTCCCATGTTAACCACAACGTCAGGCCGATAATCAGCGATAGCGTTACCAGCCCAACTAAGGTGATCAGTAGGTACACCATCCTTAATCTGACAATCCGGGATTACTAGTATCTTCATTGTCTTCCTCTAGATATTTGTACAGTGGAGCATCGTTATAGTCAATGAATTTCTCAATGCGTTCATACACACCTACGTAGCCAGTTGCATCTAGGAACTTGGCGAACTCACGCAGTACGTCAGGCCAGCGAGTGTTGTCGGTGAAGTGCACGCGGTGGTCGATACGCTTGTGATGAGGATACTCGATGTCATCGAATGTGACCTCTTCAGGATCTTCCCTGGTTGAGTATGAAAATTCAAATTGCTTGGTTACCATCATCTTCTCCTACTACTAGAAATACTTTTTCAATTTTAAAATCTGGCGCATTTGCATCGTACTGACTGTGATACGCGGCACCATCTTCTGCTTTCTTCTTAGACGCATACACCTTCGGTGTTTGTGTGTTCTGCATACATAGATAATTGTGTCGTTCGGTATTGTACAGAACGTACCCTTCTCTAATAACTTTCATACAATCTCCTGAACTCGTGGAACATCTACAACATTCACTAGGAACTCTGGTCCGCTTGCATACATGAACGTACGCATCTCAGGCCAGCACTCTTTCTTGTACGGGCAATAACTGCATGAGGTGCACAGCTTGCTATTCTTGCTGGTCTTGCTAGCTGGCACGGGGTCTAGCCGTGGGATGCTGTCAGGGGTAGCCTGTGATACAGACTCTACAGCATGGTCAGCTTGCAGTTTGAATAGTGCTTTATTAACCTCAATGGGATAGTAGTTGATATGCCCTAGCTCTTTCTGAATAGTAACAAAGCCAGCATTATCATAGTTAAGAGCAGAAGCATACCCGTTCAGTTGTTGATAGTATCCAAATGGATCTTCCTTTAAGTTGTTTTTAAATTTCTCTTCGCCGTACTTAGTGGTGCTCTTCACATCCACAACTACGCCGTCAATGATTGCGTCAATGCGACCACGTACGTACCAGCCGTTACCGACATCGTACAGCACACGCTCTTGCTTATTAGTAACGCTGTGACCAGAATCTTCTGCAACATTGAGCACTAGCTCTTCTAGAATGTCGCCGTAGAAGAACTTCAGCAGGGCATTGCCATCATGCTTTTCTGCAATGTCAGGAGAGTTGTACTTGTACCATAGGCGGCGAGGGCAGGGATCACCCACTTCGCTGAAGTACAGGATGTTCTTCTCTCGGGCAGAAGATCGTGGGCTAAGCCACTTGTCATAGCTAACACTCACAAGATTGTTCTTAGTGGCTGCGGGTAGCTCACCACTAATGAACTTGTAAATGTCAGGCACTAAGGTGTCAATTGTTTTCATTATGCCTCTTTAGCAACCATCTCTTCAGCTTGTGCTACGTCAAGATCACCGCATGAGTAAGCCTCAAACTTACGGGCAAAGGTAATGATAATGTCTACATATTCGTTAATACTCATGTCGTCAGTGTCTATTCCTGAAAAGTCAGACACAGCTTTCACAGCATTGGTGATTGAATTCTGACGCACAATGGCGCGGTCACCATGTAGCGGGGGAATTGGGAACACCTTAGCAGGGGCGCTATAAGCCTTAGGAGCAGGGCTAGAACCGCCTACAGCAGCACCAACAGGAGCAGCCGCACCCTCCCCCTTAGCCAGCATGCGAACGCTTGCTAGGTCGATGTTCTTGCCGTAAGTGTTCTCGGTAAATTGGAAGTCTACGGTGTCTCCAATCTTGAACGCAGGCTTCTTAAAACCGTAACTGAAACGCTCGCCGTTAGCATGCACAGTGTAGGCAGGCTTGGGGCCGAACTTGGTGTTGACTTCTTTTTGGGTGATGTTCTCAATGGTATAGCTCATAGTTTAAGTTCCTCTTTGTCTTGCCAGTTAATTCCTGCTTCCACACCAACACTTAGTTTGCATGGAAAGTCGATGTTGAAAAGACACTTTAGATATGAAGGCGCACTCTCTAAAGTGTTCTTTGCTACAGAAGCTACATTGTAAAGTAGTTTAGATGGAACGTCAAGCACAACACTGTCGTGCACAGTCATTACTAGTTTCGCTTCCTCATGCAACCCTTCCTTCTCTAGGTTGTTCAGAAGAATGCCTACCATCATAGGTACAACGTCGCCAGTGGCAAAGCCTTGAATGGGCCAGTTCTTCAATTCGGTAGGGCTAAAAGATAGCCCGCCCTTGTATTCGTTAGGATACTTCTTGAAGATGTAGTGTCGCCCTGTAGGGCTAGCATGGTAGTAGTGGTAGTCCGGCCCTGTCTTGTCTTTAGAGTAGCTGACCACCGCCTTCTCTTCGGCTTCCTTTACGATTCGCTCATGGTATGCCTTCACTCCTTTGTAACGTGTGTAGAACGTGTTGATGAATTTCTTAGCAGTTGCTTTGTCGCAACCACTCTGTGCCATTAGCGTAGCAGCACCGCCACCGTACACCAGCAGGAAGCTAAACCGTTTGAATGGCTTACGCTCTTTGTCAGTGGGGTACACACCGTACATCTCTTTGTACAGTTCACGGTGCATGTCGCGCCCATTGTTGATGTCGTCGATTAGTTGCTTGTCATCTGCTAGGTAGGCCAGTGCAACCATCTCTAGCTGAGAATAGTCTAGCTCTAGGATGTGACCATCTTTTCCATACCTACTGACGTAGGAACGCTTGACATCTCCAGCATCTGTCTGATTCTGTAGATTAGGGTTAGTTGCTGATAGTCGCCCTGTCTTAGTTGAACAATGGTTTAGGTTGGGGTAGATGTTTCCATCTAGGAACCGCAGACTATGCAGACCGTCGTAGTATGTCTCCTTAATCTTGCTGGCCTCACGGATTATTAGTAACGTATTGGCAAGCGGGTCAAGCCGATGTGTAGCTAAATCACGCAGCACACTATCGTCAGTGCTGTAGTAACCACCCTTGCCTAGCTCCCCCGGCGGCGGGTATTTACCTTCGATCTTACGAATCTTTTCCACAGTTTTAAACCGTGGATTACCATTCTTATAAAAGCCATCTTGTTCTTTCTCCTTGTATTTTTCCTCTCCACCAAAGAAGTAGAGGGACAATTGTTTAGGACTAGCCGTGTCCACACCGGGCGCTAGCCGCTCCGCGTCACTCCTAGCTGATTCAAGAATTTCACTGTACACCTTGCGCTGTAGGTCTACGTAGTCCCAATCTACACGCATGCCGTTGCGATTCATCTCAATGGTGGCACGTAGGGCATCCATCTGCGTAAGCATTAGGGGCAGAATCTCTAGCTGCTCACATTCTTCCCACTGCTCTTTGAAAATCGCAGTAGTGTTGCGTACGTCACCTTCCAAGTAGGCTAGAAGCTCTGCCTTCGGAATGTCTTCAGTCTCTACACCAGCCTTCCAGTAGGCTTTGATCTTGTCGTCCTTCAGTGCGTGTTCGCCGATGTACTGAAGAGTCAACTCGTCTAGGCTTGGGTAAAGATGCTGTTGTGCACTGAGAATGTAGGCTGCTAGCTGCGTATCCCAGATACGGGGCAGCTTGTCATTAGTATCACGGTAGATGTACAGCAAGTCGAACTTGACGTTGTGACCCACCACAATACCCGCATTGTCGCACTCATCCCGTAGACGATCTAGAGAAACACCTTCTTTCAAGTAGTCGTATGCATACCCCCCAATCGAATCGTCCATCCACAAACAACCCCATGCCACCGCCTTATTGGCGGGCCACATAGGATTAGCCTTGTTGTTTCCAACAGGGCACCGCATGGTTGTCTCTAGGTCAATTACTAGGTTCACGCATCAACTCCTCTCGTACGCTGATAAGCATGTCCTTGATGTTCATCACATACTTGCTTTTGTCAGGAATGAATGCCTTTGCTCTAGGCTCACCTAGCCATGCAAACTTTCCGTCTGTTGGTACAAGATATGAAAACCATGCGTCCCCGGTGTTGGAAATGAGAACGCGCATATACCCGTCATCATCCATGTAGACATCGCCGTTCTTAACGGACTTTCCACTTGCTGACATATCGTGCCCTCGCTGGATCAATATCAACTTCAAAACACCCGTGACGATGTGCCTCTAGCGTGTCAGGGCCACCGAACAATTTGTTCTTAGGCACATGAATGTAACGCTGTAAGTCCATCCCCGGCTCGTTACTCTTACCGATTGTGACAATGGCATCTGCCTCACCTACCTTGTCTGTCTTACTCCCTCGTAGCTGATTCATTTGAATCCACTTCTCACCCTCACCAGTGCCGTCAACTTGACTAACAGCAATGACCGGGCAGTATTCTTTAGCTACATCACGCGCCCACTCGTACAGCTTGCCAATGCGTAGGTCTTCCCTGTCGTTAGGAAACCCATGCACCTTATCTAGCTGGTCAAAGATGATGAGTCCCGGCTTGAACTCCTTGAACAGTGCAGAGATTTTGTTAGCTGTTTTGACGTTGCTGTCATCATCAAGAATCAGAAACCTATCGCCACCCTGTGCTAGGAATCCTAGCTCGTAAGTTTTGGGATCACCTAACAGTTCGCTACTAGTAACTTGATACGCTGCCTGAATGACACGCATCATCACCTTGTTGCTAGCCTCCTCGTTGTTGATCCAAATCACGTGCTCGTCAGGCTGTAGCTGCGACATCATGTAGCTTGCTTCACTGGCAACGAACGTTGTCTTGCCTGTCTCAGGCCGTGCAGCAATGATGATGAAGTCGCCTTTACGAATTGGGCCTAGCGAAACATTCAACTCCTTCAGTCGCCACTTCAGACCACCACTAGCTACCACGCTGGATAGATAGTCTAGGCTAGGGCTAACGAACACCTCGCTCTTCTCTACCGTGGCACCGATTTCTTTCTTGTAGTTGTTGAGCATCTCCTCAACAGACAACAAGTCACCGCCCCTGCCTGTGCCAATCTTAACACACACATCATACACTTGCGTAGCGTAGTCAGTTTCGATTAGCTTGGCTAGGATGTCTTTGGTAATGGGTTTCTCTAGCTCCAGTGCCTTCTCGTAGTTGTTAAACGCTAGCTCGTACTTGGCAGGGTCTTTGATCTTCTTACCTTTTACGATGAAGAAGAATGTCTTGAACTCTGCGACATCCACCTCAGTGCGTAGAGGATAGCTCTCCCAATACTCTCCGAGCGCATTGAATAACTCTAGCGTAATGGAAGATACGTTGTGTTTCTTTACATGATCTTTGAACCTTTCATACGTTGCCTTGTTACTAGTAACTGCTAGCAAGTCAATGTCGTAACTCATTAAAGCTCCATTCTTTTTAAATCATCCATGTCAATTTCTTTTGGTTGTTTATGAAATATCGCAGTAAGCTCGGGCAAAAGAACACTGAATTCCTTCACTATACTTAGGGCACCGTGGTGCCCGCCCTTATCGTCGTCTAACCACAGAACCTGCCGAGGGTAGGTGTTTCCAATGTGTACTGCGGTTTTATCGCTTAAGTTAGTGCCGAGCAAGCACAGTGTACTAAACCCTGCAGCATGCAGTTTGTAGCTGCTAAGTAAGTCTTCCGTGATTACTAACGGCTTGTTGTCGCGCTCATGTTGCGCGAGATAGCTATACGGAACACCAGTGTACGTATAGTACTTAGGGGAACCATTATAGCGCCTAATTTGATATCCTTCAATATTGGGACCAAGTACGTCGCGACCATAGATTGGAAGAACAATGCCATGCTCTACCTCACGGATTGAATATTCGCTACACAGCTGCTTATCAAACCCATACTGCCCTAGCCACAACTGCCCTTCAATTCGGAAGTTGTCATAGTCTTCTTCCTTCATTAGTAGCGCATGCCACGCCTTGTTACCGTCTTTAACTATGTGTGCGCCAATTGCCTCTTTGCCAGAGACGGTAATGGGAGAGTAACGCTCTCTAGGGCGATAGTAGCCACTGGTGCCGCAATGGTGGCAATGAAATAGTATGGCACCGTCTACGTGCTTGACGTACAGGCGTTGCTTAGTGTCTTCCCCTGCCGGACAATCTACATGGTTGTGTTTCTCCTGATCACCGTCTTTCATGTGCTCCCAATCGGGAGTGCTTACTAGTAACACAGATAACGCATCTCGTCCGTACAGGGTAGTCATATTATTCCTCAGTCGTAACCGCCTAACCGTTGTCCTTCTTGCACTAGCTGTGTAAGTGCATCACACCTACTTAGATAGTTCTTTAGGGTTTCTCTAGCTTCCACTACGTAATCCCAATCGGCATCACACAGTGCATCTTCTAACATATCAAAAACTTCTTGTGCTAAACGTTCGTTCATACTAGTAACTCCTTAAGTTCTTGCGCGGATGGCGGCGGCGCAGCCGATTGCAACCATGTCTGGAGATAAATCAACTACTGGGCCTGCTGGCGGTATTAGGCTTTCACACACCTTCGCACACGCCTCGCGCTCGGCTGCGGCACCTGCAATTACGCCTTGCATGTAGTTCTGCTCGAACTTAGCCTGAAGTTCCTCCTGCATGCCCTTGGCAATTTCTAACACTCGGTCGCGCTCGGCAGCGGCGACAAGGGC